CCTCGGGATGAGAGTTATTGTCGGGGCTACAGAATAGGTAATCCGCAGCCTGTCGTTAGATGATAGAGCAAACGCACCGTAGAACGAGCCCGTGCTGTACCAGTTGGTGCCGTCCCTGCTAAACTCTAAATTAGACACTCCACCGCCGGACACTATAACATCCACCGCGTAGCCCTGGGTATTCTGCAGTATGAATGGAGAACCTGTTAGAACTACCGCACTTGGTGCATTCAAGCTCTGCGCCTGCAACAGAGAAGAAACTTGTGCTTTTCTCGTCACAGGGGAGATTCCCTGATCTACTACGATATAGTCACTACCAGATACTCCGGCAGTAGATGGGAGATCTTTAATTCGCACAGGGCACCGCCTTACGGATTAGATAAATACAAGAGCTCCGTGCTGTTCTCGTCACTCACCATGAGGGTGGTGTCCATGTCCGGCACGCGGGGCATGTTGGACTCATCGAACTCGAACGGAGGCGTCACCTGCACACCATACAGGCCGGAGCGGGAGCGGTCAGTGCTGTCAAAGCCACGGGCGTTGCCAAACTCGTAGACGTTGTGGTCCGGCGCGGCGTACTCGCTGCCCCAGGCACGCTCAACCAACTGCTGCCAGTTAACCGTGCCCGTGCTGACGCGGCTAGTTATCTGGCGCGTGGTGGCGGATATGCTGGTAGCCATAGCTGCGTAGTGTACGCCCAAAAGTTGAACTACACAAATTCTGGCTCGATGTAACCGACCTCCCGCAGCGTGGGGGCGTGCGGCTCCATGTCGTAGATACGGGACAGGGCGTCCACCAAGTCTTTATTTCCACCAAAGGGGAAGAAGTGTATCTGCAACCTGAGCTCCTTGCTCAGGTCGTAGATCTGGTTGCTCTCGTCCTTGCGGCGTATGGGCCGTGCAATGCGGTGCGTGTAGCCGGTGTTCTGCGCCTTGCGCTGCGCGGTGGTGAGCTTGTCGTCCTCGGTGTCGTAGGGCAAGTAGATGCGGTGGCTGCGGAGGTCAGGGCCCAGGCGCTGCACGCGGTCAGTCTTGCTGCCCTCGCTGTCACGGGGCCACATCAGCTCCTCAATGGGGAAGTGCCCGCCCTCGTTGGGCTTTTGCATCTGCTCGCTAAAGTAGTCCAAGTCAGCCTGAGCGCCAAAGGCCTCGTAGCCCACCTTTACGTTCTGCACGCCGGGGGCACGCTTCCAGCGGTGGTACATCTGGGCGGTGCGGGTCCAGCGCTCGCGCAGGTCCATCTTGTGGTTGAAGCCATCCAGCAGGTACTTGTTCAGCGCGTAGTCAACGCCCACCACGGCAATAGCGGTCTTGGCGGAGCCCTTCTTCTTGCTGCGGGCGGGGTCAACCATGATGTAGACGTTCAACACCTCGGGGCGGACCTCGTAGGTGCGGAGGTCCTCCACGTTGAACATGCGCTGCTGGCCTGCCAGGGGGTTCTGCAACATCTGGCAGGAGATGGTAGCCTCGCCCTGGTCGCGCACCTTCTTGTCCCAAGTTTCCTGCGTAAACAGCACGGGCTTGCCGGTGATGGTGCCGTCGTCCGTGGCGGGGTGCATGCGCACGATTACTGACTTACGCTTGATAATCTCCTCGTACGTGTCGGCGTACGAGTACCGGGTGCCGATGTGCCACTTGCGCCCCCCGGCGGTGCCCAGGTTGTCGCTGAGCTCCCAGGCCTCGGTGGTCTTGGCGATCTGCTCCGGCGTGCTGACTGACTCACGCGTCACAACGTCGTCATACACCATGAGCGCGAAGTGCTTTGACGTTGGCTGCCCGTCGACGAGGCCGTGGGCTTCGATGGTGTTTTCCTTGGGGTTGCTCTTGCGGCAGACGGTAATGCCATTGTCCAGTGACCAACTGGGTGCCTCGCGCTCCGGCGTTTGCCAGAATATGGTGGGGAACAGTGACCGCAGGTCCGTGTTGTTCTCAAATTCTTTCTGTATCTGCCGCAGAAACGCCTTGGCGATTGGCTTGGTGTGGCTGAAGAGGCCGATGGTTATCTCGGGGTCGTTGATCACCTCCTGGATAATACCAGCAAAGGTGATGATTGTGCTCTTGTAGTGCTCGCGGGCCCAGAGGTCTAAGTAACCGTCACGGGCGCACTCCACCTCCCTACACCGGGCGTACAGCCAGGGGTGGATAGCGTCAACGCGGTGCAGCACCTCAACCAGGAGGTAGTACCTATCATTCTGCGCCAGCCAGGGCTTGACGGTGGGGCCCAGGTCGGCCTCCAGTATGCGCCAGAAGTTAGCCACGCTGTGGAACGGCGCGGCCAGCAGGGCGGCTTTAATTTCCGGCGTCATTGTCCACCACCTCCACAGCACCCATGTTCTTAGCCAGCACGGCGGCAAACTTACTCAGCACGGCGTCGGTAGCTTGTTGCGCGGGGGCGGTGGGGGCAGGCTTTTCAGTGTCCTCAAACACGCCCTGAATACCATACGCCTGCCGCTCGAGGAGCATGAGGGTCTTCATACTGTCGGCCAGACGGCTCAGCACCTTGCTCTTGGTGTCCAGGTCTAGCTCATCCTCATGTCCCAGCTCGGTGAAGAACTTGTTGCACATGCTGCGGGCGCTGGAAATGTCCTTGCGGTGGGTGCTCAGCACCTGCGCCTGCATCTGCGTGTTGACGCGCTCAATCACCTCTAGGTCACGGGCCTTGGTCTCTGCCAGACGCTCTCGGTTGGCTAGTACCATCTCCGCAGTCATGCGGGCTACGAGCTGCCCCTTGTCCCGCGTCCAGCCACGGGTGCTGGCACGGGAGATGACTGCCGTGGGGGTAACGCCTATCTCCACGGCGATGCGGTCTACGGGCTTGTCAGTGGTCTCGTACTGGACCTGAGCCCAGTCCCAGTCGTTATGCCGAGCTGGGATAAAGACGGCTTTATTTGCTGTTGCTGCCACGGTTCTTAATCACTGCGTTGGCACTGGCTACTGCGCGGGCCTTGTTCTTGGTCTTCTTTAGTACGGAGTTTGCAACGGCAGACCACTGGCGCTGCTCGGGCTTGGTGTCGGCCTTCTTGGTATGACGGGATGCGTCTGCCATAGTCCAGGGCATGTGGGGCTCCAACTGTGGTGGGGGTGACTAGCCTAGTGTACTGCCACCGGGGCGGGGAAGACAAGGGTGCTGAAAAATTTCGATCGATCGACCGCTGAGTAGAAAATCTAGGTCTGTGTTCTCTATCTCGATGTGTGGGTCTTGGTTCTCTGGGCTGTGTTTTCTATGGGAGGTTTCTCAGTAGGGATGTTTTCTACTGAATTTGCCACGCACACAGGGGCGGAGACAGACACGACCCTTAACCCCCGCAATGTTAGATTTTGGGTTCGGGGTTCTTGGCGTCGCGGTCTGGGGCCCCTAGGGGTTTACCCTTAAGGGTTTCTACCTAGGGGTTTCTACCTAGGGGTTTCTACCTAGGGGTTTCTACCTAGGGGTTTCTACCTAGGGGTTTCTACCTAGGGGTTTACCTTGGCAATAGGGGTTTACCCTAGGTACAGGGTAAACCCCTAGAGGGTGTTGCGTCCTCGCAACTAAGGGTTTTCCCTAATGGTGCGCGGAGCGTCGCTATGGTAACCGCGTGCCTGAGCGCGTGCCCGTGCACCAAGCAATCCGCGTGCCAACCTCATTAGGGTTTGCCCTAGTATACAAACCCAAAATCTCTCGGCACAATGGCCTCATGCCTTAGGTAATAGGGCATGCCTAAAGGGGGCAGGCACCAGCCCCCTAGCGTAAAGGAAGCCTATCATGGCATCACGCAAGAAGACCCCGGCCCCCGTGGCCCCCGTAGCTGAGGCCCCCGTGGCCACCGTAGAGGCCCCCACGACCGTTGAGGTACCCGCTACGACGGTAGCAGTACCCGCAGTGTATAACGGCGTACCCTTTGAGGCGCTGACCCCGTCCCAGCGTGCTTTCGCTACCGCTAAGCGGCCCGTGACCCTTGCCCCGGCGCTTGCTACCGGCCCGGTACTGACGGTGAACCCCGGTAAACCCTACCGGGTAGCAAGCGCGAACAATGCGCATTGGTGGACGGCCATCCAGCGTGCCCTGGAGAACGGCGCTGGCGCCTGCCCTGCGACTGATATGGTGGCCGCTGGCGCCTGCCCGAAGTTCGTCGGGTACGCCGTGCAACGGGGGTGGCTGATTAAGGCGTAAGCCGGGGGGCCGCGAGGCCCCCCCTACCGCTAGCCCCCTAGGGTTTACCCCTAGGGGGCTTTTTGCTGGACGGACGACGACCGACGGACGACGAGCTGACGATCGCTGATCGCCGAGCGTCCCAGACCCGCGGACTCCACGATCACTGATATTTTACGTCTACGTTCGAGGTCCATATACGCGCGCGGGCGGGGGATCACGGGTCTGGGATCGGGGAGCGCTACTCTCTCACCCGCCTAGAATCTGGGATCGGAGAGGTTGACCAGTCCGCACTCCTGGATCGTTGAGCGGTACTCCGGTCGCCATGGAGTCGGGGATCTTCAGTCTTTTTGATTCACAGTGGAGGTCCATATACGCGTGCGCGGGCGTGCGTACGACTAAAGTTTGTGCCCCAAGGGGCACGCGGGGGCTGCAATTTTGGTCGTAGCCCACTTGTCCCAAGCGCTCAGCACCGTGGGGATGGCTGACTGGACGATGCACCAAGACCTCAGCACTGAGTGGGATGTTCAACTTATCAAGGACCAAGACCTCAGCACTCGGTGGGAAAGGTCACAATTCGCAGGGCGGGTTACCTACTGCTTGGATCGTGGGGATGCCAGCGCTCAGTTTTTAACGACAAAACACTGGTTAGTAAGCACTAACCAACTTACACCATTCCGGTGCATTATTACAGACGTTTTTACCATCACACAGACCAAAAGTGTTGCAAACACGCAACAAAACGTCGTTTTTATCCGCGTAGGTAACAGTAGGTAACGGTAACAGTGGGGGGGGCAGGCCGCTTTATATACGTAATACCCTACTATTCTACTATACTATCTAATTTGATATCATACACTGTATATTCATATGTTCCCACTAACCCACTATAATGTTACCTATGTTACCTAGACCAAAAACCCATTACAAAACAAGCACTTAGCACAGGTAACAGAGCCCCCCGCTCCATGTTACCGTGTTACCCCGCTGTTACCATCCCAGTTTGCGGAGGTGTGCGTTCACCTCAGTGCTGCCCCAGGCTTTGTCCCGCTGCTGGATGACCCAGAACCGCTCGGGCTGTGCGGTGTCAGGCCGCTTGATTAACTTCCCCCCATGCGCCTGTTGGAAGCCCCCATTCCTCAACGCATTGGCTAGCGACTTTACCTTGCCCGGTGACAGTTCCGCCTCACCCTCCCCATAGTAAATCACAGCCAGCTCCCGCGCTGTCCACACCGCCTTGCTCTGCCCTGGTAGGGGCAGCACGGTCTGGGGTTCGGCGGCAAGGTCGGCAACCCATTGCTCCATGGGGGACATGGTGGCAACCTTAACCTCGTCCTTCCACGCGGTGGCGGGTGCCCAGGCGGCGGGGTCAAACCAGCTAATATCCAACCCTAGCAGATACTGGTACAACGCGGCGGACCCCCACCCGCTGTCCGCCCACTTGACGTAGCGCTGCCAGTAGGCTTGGTCACCGCGCCGGTCTAGCACGCCCTGCCAGCGCACCACGCAAGCCCGCCTGTCGTCCTGGTCGAGCTTCACACAGTCCCAGTAGTTGCTCGTAATCGCCAGATTCACGTGGTTATCAATCTTGTACTCGGGCTGGCCCTTGCGGTTGACTGTGAGTTTCTCCTGCGTTACCAGGGCCTTGATGCGCTGGCTCACCATGTCCTCGTCGCCACGGGCACGCACCAACTCATCCGCGTGGACTAGCTGTCTTTGAGCATACAAACTCGTGAACTGCGACTTGAGTGTGTCAGTATCCACCATCACAGCATTCTCGCCGTAGATGGCGTGCAGGGGCTTGAAGAACAAATTCTTCCCCGTGCCGCTGGGGCCAAACATCAGCAGATACGTATTCAGCTTGGCACCCAGGTTCTGTAGCGGATACGCGCACCATGCTATGATCCACTGGCGTAGATAATCGTCCTCCACGTTATTCGCCAGCAGTTCCAGCCAGGGTTCTACGTCGCCGGGCTCAGGGTCCTGCGCCATGCCGCGCCACAGGTTCAAGTTAGGTAGACCGCCCACCGCACGGGGCACCAGTCTGCCCGCGCCGGGGCTGTACTCTAGGCTCTGCACTTCAACCCGCTGGGGGCTGCTCAGCCACACCCGTGGCACGTTCACCTGCCGGGTGCGTTCGCCGTCCTCAACGTCCATTACAAAATGCGCATAGTTCACATCAGTGAACACGGCGCGGGTCATTAGGTCGCCGGTTACTTGGTCCGCTATGCGGCCCAGTTCCCGCACCACGCACACTTCGCTGCTCAGCTGCACCATCATGCGGTGGTACTCGCTAATGTCAACGGGCACGCCGTCACCGTCGAGGAACCTACGTGCCTCCTCATCCCCCACGCTGGCCCGGTAGTCGTCAAAGCCCTGGTCCGCGCCGTCAGCCCCCTTGGGCACCCTCAAGGCCACCGCGTGCCGCCCAGTCACCTCCAACAACTTAGCCGCTAGCTGACTCTCCGCCGCCTGCACCTGCCAGTTGTCCCAGGCGTTGCTATCAAACACGATTACGGGCTGGAGCTTGAGCGCCTTCCAGGGTAAGTCCCTCAACTCCTCAACCAGAGCTATGCCATGCTTGCGGCTGCTCCAGCCCCACACACCGTTCAACCCCACGCTGGGCAGGCCGAGCACCGCGCCGTTGATTGCTTTGATGCACGACTCGTGAATGTAGACCCTGTCGCTCTCGCGCAGCTTGGTCCAGTCATACACAGGGGGCAGGTAGGCGTGGGGAGCTTCGTTAGGTGGGCAAAACATCTTGCCCGGAGCCCGCACCTTGGTGGCGTCAACAATGTCGCCAAAACTG